TGAGGCCGGCGCAGTGTACAATGATCTTATGTATGTAGACTTCACCAATGCCGCAACAATAATTTACACATATCCTGTTCAATCTGGCGATTTACCAGGACCACGAAAGCTCTCCGTTTTGACCTGCCGCAAAGGTCCGGATGCTTGTTTCGATTCGAGTTCTACGAACGTGAAATACATGTTCTTCGGCGGGATTGACGATCTTGGTGTAAATCGCGGTGATACCCGTCGAGTGATATTGGCGAACTCCTGAGTTCCTAGGCATACTCTTAAGTAATCCTACCATTCGAGTGATTGATAAGTAGATTCCGAAAGGAATCTTCTTCTCGGATTTCTTTCCGATGGTATCATTTTCGGTCCATGTTGAAGGACTCGACGCGGTCCTAGAGCAACTGGATCGGCTCCCGGAAGACACCGAACCGGGCATCACGCGCGGTTTAACGGTCGCGGCCAGTGAGGCGGTGGAGCAAATTCAGAGTTCCATCTCTGATTCCTTCCCGCCTCCAAGTATTCCATTCACGCCGCCGCACCTACGTACAGGGGAGCTGCGACGAAGCGTTAGAATCGAGAGCGTGGAACCGCTGAATGTGATACTCGCCGTTGGCGGGCCAGGAAGCATGGTCCCATACGCCGCGATGCTGGAATTCGGCACGAGCAAGATGGAACCGAGGCCGTTCGTCCTGTCGGTGATCGAACGAGTCATGCCGGAAATACCGAACATCATCCTCGAGGAAGTCAACAGAGAACTCGACTCAAACCTGTCATGAAAGAACGCCGTATCTGCATCCAACCCGTCATGAGGGAATATGTCACCCGAGGCGAGATCCAAGACTCAGTCACGGGAGAATGGAACACGGCCAGGGTAAAGCGCATGGGCGTCTCCGCGTGCGGTTCCGAGAAGTGGACGAACGAGACCGAGACGTCATATCTCGTACCTTCTGGACCGGGCGCTGGCAACTCCGTCATCCGATCGTACAAGCAGCGTACAGATAGACCCGTTTGCGAGAACGGTCACATCATGGGGAGTCAAGACTAAAATGGCAGACGAACCAATACTATCCAAGTCCACAAAGATGGATCGGCCACAGCATTTCAAGACGTTCCTATTGCGTAGGTGCGGCGCATGCGGCACTCTTTCCTCACCGGGAACCAAGGTCGGATGCCCGACATGCGAATGCCAAGATCGTTTCACATTCCATAGTATCGCGGAGTACTAGATGAGTCCATTTGCAGGTTACGCGGATTTTGACGCCTGCGTCCAATCCAATCAGGATGCCGAAGATCCCAACGCTTACTGCGCGGCCATCATGCACCAAGTCGAGGGCAAGTCCGAAGATGGATACGAGTTCAAGGAGTTACCGGATGAAGCGAAAAAACTCTGGTCCGACTCCTTCAAGGAATCGTTCGGCAAGAACGATGAACTCGGTGCCTCGCGCATCGCTTGGGCATCCGTTCTTCGCCGTTATGAAAAATACCCGAACGGTGCTTGGAGCCCTATGAAAGTCTTCTCAGGGGTGGATTTCAAGGCAATCATGAAGGAAGATCGCGTCATCTTCGGGGCCGCATCTGTTTCCGTCGTGGACGCCGATAACGAACTCATTACCGAAGAGGCGCTTAGAACGGCATTCAAATCATACGTGAATAGGGGTCATGTCCTCTTCTATCACAAGAACATCCCAGTCGGAGAGGTCGTCCCGGCATACACCGCGAAGGACGGATCCACATACACTTCTGGAGTCAAGGACGGGAAACTAAACGTCGCCGTCCGCATGTATAAAGATACGGAAATCGCGAACGAGGTCTGGACCGGCATCGAGAACGGCCAGCTCAGATCATTCAGCATCGGTGGCAAGGTCATCGGAGACCCGGTCAAGGTATGCCCGACGGATGAGATGTGTTACAACCGGATAGACCGAATCGACCTGCACGAAATCAGTATCGTACCCAACCCAGCGAATGAGGCAAGCTACTTCAACATCATCAAGTCGAAGGTAGACGCTCCGAAGAAGTCCTACGCCGAAGACAGGCTAGAGAGATTACACTCACTCATCACGAATGAGAAGAACAAGACACTCAACTGTCCGACGTTCACGGAACAAGCACTCAAGATTCTAAAGGGAGAAGACAGCATGATAACCGATGACAACACAATCAAGCAACTCGCGGAACGCATCGCCAAACTCGAGGCGGCCGCAAAGGCAGAGCATCAAGGCGACTGTCCCGAAGGCAACCACATGGTCGACGGTGAATGCGTCCCGATGGAAGAGAAATCCCAATCAAAGGTAGAGGGAAAGAACATGGTAGAGGAACAAAAGAAGACCGAGCCCGCCGATCCTCCACAACCGGTGGTCGAGGCGAAAACGGAACCGATTCCGGCAGCGCCGAAGTCGGAACTCGAGACGCTGCGCTCCGAGATCGCTGGACTGACACAGGCGTTCACCGCCGTTCAGTCCGCGACGAAGGAGATCGCGGGTCTTCGGGATACCCTCGTCCGGGCACCTAATCCCGTCATCAGCGGGTCGGTGCCATCGGAGACGAGGACTTCCGTGACATTCGACCCGGAGCGAAAGCCGACGGAGTTCGTCGATTGGACCGACAAATCCGCAGGAAGCGGCGTCGGGAACTTCGACGAGCGACTCAAGCGAATCGCATCGGAGATGGCTGGGCCGGAAGGAAAGAACGAAGAGTCGAAGCCGGAAACGGCCAAGGACTCTTCCCAGGCTGAGCTGGGATCTCTCAGGGAAAGCGTGCTGGGACTCGCGAAGTCCATCAAGGGAACGATGGACGATATCCACGCCCTCAAGGAGAAGGCGGAAGTCAACGAATTGAAGGCGCAGATCACGAGCTTGGCAGGAACGATGGACGAGTACCGGAAGGAGATCACCGGACTCAAGGATACCCTCGCAATCGCACCGCCGAAACCCGTGGAAGCACAGGTACAAGCGGACAAGCGCACCGTGGCGACCGAACCGATGAACGGCCCACTTGTCGACGTCGTCGACTGGGAAGGCGCCGGTCGGGCTGGTTCGTTCGACGCGCGTATGCGCAAGTTGCAGAGGGAATATGGGATTACGCAATAGGAGTCAAACAAACCGAAAGGAGGTGAAAACGTAAATGGTTGAACTGACCTTCAAAGACTTTCTGGATCTGACATACAATCCGAGACGCATCAACGAAGCGCGCAAGCTCTTCCGCGATTGGTACGGCAGCGACTGGGCGAACCGACTATTTGCGAAAGCCGAGATGTTCTCGACCGACGCGAATGTTCGAAACATCAACTATGGCGCACCCGCGCAGGACTGGATGAACTACGAGACAAATGTGTTCTCGTTGCTCAACAAGGTCCCATGGGGCCCGAAGAGCGGCCTTCGCTTCGTCGACCTGTCCAGCACGGAAGCCACGGGACTTCAGGAAACCGGCAACCTGATGGCGGCCTCGAATGCAACCTATGGAATCATCGAGTACGACATCAAGTACCACAACCTGAAGTTCGCGGCCACGGAGAAGTCTCTCTGGCGTGGCACGGTGGACGACAATATCGACCGCTGGGCCATCGAACGGGAGAAGTGGGGCAAGGTCCTCGGACGCTCGATCGATGAATATCTCGTCCGTCCCGTGAACACGGTGACAGGCGCGACGTTCGTCATCGAGTCCTTGGACCGGATGGTGTCTTCATCCGCAGAGGCGACCTTCTTGGTCTCTTCCGGCGGACTGACGGGTGCCACCGCAGCCGATATCTATCCCTACGCGCAGCGACTTCGAAGGAGTGGCTTCGCTGGGACGGGATACGGCAACGGACCCTACGATGCTGTGGTCGACGAGAACGCAGGAGTGCTAGAGTCGCTAACCTTGAAGGATATCGATGACGCACTCGTGCAGGTCGAACTCAACGGCGCAAGCCGGGATGGTTTGATTCTACTGACGGGTCCGGACACGGCAAACGAGATCAGCGCGAAGCTCGAGGCAAGGGAACGCTTCGTGTCGAAGGCACCAATGCGGGTGACTTTGAACGGGGTCGTCCGCGCGAGTGATGTGGGCGTGCCGGGTGGGATAGAAGTCCTATCCTACAAGGGCGTGCCGATTTTCACATCGCGGGCTCTCTGGGCGAACCGTCCAACGGGCGGACTCAGTGACATCTTCGGCCTATACCTGCCGCATATCTATGTCGCGGTGGCTATGCCGACGCTGTTCCTCGAGACACAGCGGGATGATTGGCTCCTGCT